CCGAATATCCAAAAACACCTATTCCTGTATTAGAACTTCCTTCAACACCAGTTCCTGTATCAGCAATTCCAACAATAGCTTTACCTGAAGCAGTTTGTCCTGTAACAGGGTTTGTACTTCCACCGCCATTTACAAATATTGGATTTGTAGTAGTTGCACCTAAAGTAGTAACAGATTGAAGGTTTTGGTCGCCTGTATTTGTTCCTGTTATTGCTGCTAATTTATTCTTTTCAGCAGTTGTATAATCATTTAAAGTAGCACCTGCTAATGTACCATTTCCTAAAGGAACTAAAGCATCATCTCCTGTATCTGAATTAATTGTAAAATTACTTGCAGTTTGTGTAGTGCTTAAATTTGTACTTCCACCACCTCCGCCACCTGTAACTTGATTAATATTTACAGTAGTTAAATTTGGATTTACAGTTATAGCAACTGTTTCTACTGTTTCATAAACATTAATATCTATTATATCGTTTGCCATTATCGAGTTACATCATTAGTTATTGAAAAGTTTCCACTTATGTATGTTTTAACAGTACCGTCTGCTTTAATTAATTCAATGTCATAAATATAATTTGCAGCATCAATATTAATTATTTGTTTATTAATTCTAAATAAACCAGTAGCAGCATTTGTAATTGTTATTCCCGCACTTGCAACTGAAGTTAAAGATAAAAATATTACTCCTCCATATTCTTTTCTTAACTGCATTCTTAATGTGCATCCGGTTAAGTTTAAAGCCACCGAATTAACCAGCATTTGAAAGTTTACTGCTTCAAATGAATCCCCCTTTATATGCGTAAAATCTAAAGCCATATCTTAATCGTTTTTATATCTAAAATCTCCTGCTGCATTATCCGGAAAACTTGTAGTTTGTGGCAAAAACCACCCTCCAAAGTTAGCAGACATAAATGGAATTTGATCTCCTGTTTGTGCTAAATAGTATTCCGGAAAAAAAGTGTAGTTTACAATCATATAATCAATAAATTTCTGAGTATAATTTTGTGCTATTTGTCTTTGTTTCTCAACTAAATAATCAATCTCTGACTTTTCTACTCCTGTACTATTCTCTGAATTATGCTTAAAGACTCCTTTATTAGCAATAGTATAAGAAATAAAAGGTAATATCTCCACCATTGACCATTGTATTGTCATAGGTTTTATATATTCATTTAATAAAGTTAAATAATTACCCGTTAATGTACCGGTAACAATATCATTATTAATCTTTTCGTATAATCTTGAACCTAAATAGCTAAAGATATGTGTATCTTGTGCTATTATTACAAATTGTTTTGTCTTATCCGGATCAATATTTCCATTTAAAACAGTCATTTGTTTCAATTCCTTATCAGTTATAAAAAGTGCTTTTGCCATTATCCTTTATAATTTGGGTGATGTCCTATATTTGGCATATCAATTGGTGCTATTTTTGACTCTGCTAATCCTGCTGGAGTTGGTTTATATCCTGCAATACTATCAACTTCCTGACTTGAAGATAATGATTTATCTATATAAGGAGTTCCATCTGTTTTTGTTTTCAATCTATATAAGTTCTCATTCCAATAATGGGAACAAGCCACACCGCCTTTATATTTAAAAAGTGAATAAGATTGACCTTCGTGTCCAAAGTCTTTATTAACACCTTGAAATGATGCTTGATCAATATCTTCTTTTCTATATACTACTCCGTTATTAGTACGTGTCATCATTTTAACACAAAAATTACGTGAATTAGGCTTATTATACCTTGCAGCATATTCATAACGTACTTTATAAATATCTTTATCTAAATAACTTTTAGCACTTGGATTAGATTTGATTATTTCAGCTAATTTCTGAAGCGTTGTTTTCTTTTCAACTATCAAATTACTTGCCCAATCTTCAATAGATATATTTTTATCTGAATATTCTCTTTTATCTACTAATTCCCATTCATCAGAAATAGACTCTCCTTCTAAACTATCAATATCAAAATGATCGTGTACTTCTTCACTCATTTTTAATGGTGTTAAATCTTCCGGGTGCATTGCATCAACTAAAGGGTTTAAAGGTTTAAATGTTAAATCTAAACTAATACCATTATAAGCTAATATCTTATCTATACCGTCACAAAATTGCTCTTGGTTAGGTATTATAACATTATTATCAAATAATACAAATGCGGTCTTTAATTCGTCTGCATTAGAACTAAATCCACTTGCAGTATGAATACCAAATAACAATCCAGATGTTACCCCGTGAGATAACAATATTTTATCCCTTGCTTCATTACTTAAATACTCATATTGACTTGCTGCATTATCTAATCCAACTGAATCAATAGTAGTTTTTTTGCTTTCATCTGAATTAAAAGAAACGATTAACTTTTTACCACTTGCTCCAGTAGTTTGACTAACTACTGAATCGTTAATGGTTCTTTGTTGATCCTCTGTTGGAATACCATTATTAAAGTTAATTATTTTTAAAGGTGTAAACCCTGTCTCAACTAATGAAATTAAGTACTCCGATATATCCTCCTCAAGCTTTGCGTATGTAATACCGCCCAAGTAAGATATGCTACTAAAATATTTTTGACCAATTGTATAATTACCAATCATTAATATTTCAAGTGTTCTATCTCCATTACCAAAAGATGGTATTAATGTAGGTGGAAAATCTCGTAATTTATCCCAATTATCTGAATAGTAATAATTCTCTATTATTCCTTCTTTATTACATTTTTGTGGTCTTAATAAATGGACTGGCATATGCTGAACATCTACAATATTCTTTTTATTTTTAGAATAAATAACTTGTAAGGCACATTGACCTAATAAATACATATCAGTTATTGCTCTTTTAGTAGTTTCTTTACTAAAAAGCATTTTCATTTGTGCATATTCATTTGGTTTTCTTCCAGCATCTCTTGCATCTAACCCCTTACCGAATATCAATTTAACAATGTTATTAATAACCTGGTTATTAGTTGTAGAGTTATTGTAACGATCTATCAAAAATTGATAGTAATCATTCTTATCCCCAAACTTAACCCAATCTTCTTGCCTATTTTCAACCGCTTTAGGAGGATTGTAAGCCTTTAATTCTATAACGTGATTATTACTCATAAAAAATTGTATCAGATGCAGCAGCGTTTACATATGCTCCATTATTAATTGTATAATCATCTGCAGTTTGATTAGTGCAGAAAATTTTATCTAAATATATTATATTACCGGATATATCTTTAACCGTAAAATTATAAAAATGATTTTCAACTAAAGTAAATACAGTAGTTGCAGTTAAATAATATTCATTACTAAAAAAAGATGGTGTTATTACAGTTTCTACTTGTGTGCTTTCATTTCTTAACGTAATCGAATATGCTTCCATATTACGAGGAATAAAAGATACTTGTTGAGCAGATGAAGATTGTAATAGTTTAATCATAATATAATAACAATTTTTACCCTATATTGTTTCAAAAAAAAACCCCTATAATAAAATAGGGGTAATTTAAAAAAAGACTTAAAGGCTATTCTTATGGTAAGCGATTTAAGTTCCTTGTGTAATAGTTCCACCTACTACTGTTGTAATAGCACCTGTTAAGAAATTAGCAGCGATTTTTTCCATCCCTACAAATTCGATAGTATATCCTGACAAATCTCCCATTGTAGCTCCGGTAACTACTGTTCCACCTGTAGCGTCCAATCCTTGCTCCAAACCTGCAAAGAATAAATCTCCGTTGTTTGTTTCTATAATTGCTTGAGGTCTTGAATAAGCTAAAAGTTTAATTTGCTGATGACTTGCAGCACTCATTTTTTTAAGTTGCAATGATAATTTTTGCTCAAAAAATGTTGTTCCGTTTTCACGTGAACTTGTCATAGTTTGATCAAATGAATTTGTTCCTTTCAAATCATATTTAACTGCTGTAATTGTAGCAGAACCACTATTAGACGCAATTGCATCAGATAAAGTAGTTGTACCATATACAAAAGTAGAAGGAGTAATATATCCACTTGAAATAAAATAAACGGCTCTTAAGCCTCCTACGCTTGATTTTGTTGGCTCAAGTCTGCCGAGTGTAAACGCTTCTGCTGGCATAGTTTTATAGTTTTAAAAAGGGGACTTTTACATCCCCTAATTTATTATTAATTATCCTCCGTAAAGAACTCCTTTTGTAGCTTGACCAACATTGGCAGCTAAAGTATAGATAGCTCTAACAAATTGAGTATCTCCATCATTAACAGTTTTTCCAATTTCAAAACGGTTTACGTCATCTAACAAGTCAGTATTCCAAGATACTGCAGCTGGTCTTTGAGCATAAGCCATTAAGTTATTAGGAGTTGGACAGAATAACAATTCAACACCGTTGTAGAAACATTTTGCATCATTAGATGGACCATCAAATAAGAAGTTTATTTGTTGAGCAGCACCTACTGCATTGTTAGCTATTCTTGCTAATTGTTTCCAAGCTCTTGGACAATAAATAACAACTGGAGAAATTGTATCAGCCAAATTTTCTGCAGGAATAGCAGCATAAATAAGTGCCATTTGAGAAGCGATATTAGCAGCAGTTACAGTAGTACCTGTTACTTTGATATATCCACCTACTGCAGCATTATCATAAAGAACTTTTGCAAATACACCATCTACTGGTCCAGCAGTCAAAGCAGCTACTGCAGTTTGAGTTGCAGCAGTCATAGATCCTTGAGTAGAACCTGGAGTTAAAGCAGCAATCGCAGTTTTTGTAGCAGAAGTAATACCACCCCAAAATTGAGATTCAGCATCTTCTGAAACATTTGGAGCATATTGAGCTAATACAGTTGAAGCAAACTCGTTACTATCAATGTTAAATGCACCAGGACTCATTGAACGACCAAAACGACCTGCTCTCAAAGACTCTTGTAAAAATGTTTGTTTGTACTCTAATTTAGTAGGTGTAATAACTCTATCTGTAATGGTCATTGAACCACTATTAGATAATGCAGCACCTGTGTAAAGTTGTGCAGTTACTGCTACTGATGCTTCAGTAAAAATTGTACCTGCTTTGATGTCTGTGTTAAATGTAACATATCCATCAGCGATTGTTTTGTTAGCGAATAAAACTTCCTCAAGGATAGGTTCTACTGCTTTTCCTCTAATGTCTACCGAAGTATAAGAAATTGCCATATTTTAATTATTTTAAATTTTGTTTAATTGATCTAAATTTTTCGAGTGCAGTCATCTCTCTATTTACCGCTGGTTCTGGATTAGTTACAATTGCTTTAGCTCCTGCTTCTGCTAATTCCACTTTAATAGCTTCTAATTCTACTTTTAATGCTTTATTGTCAGCTTCCAATTTTTCAACCTCAACTTTAATTTCTGCAAAAAATGTTTCTTTAGTAATTGTATCAACTACTTTTTTAACTGCAGGAACTTCAGCAGATGCTTCAACTTCTACTTCTACTTCTTCAGTTTCAGCAGTAGCTACAGGTTTTACCTCTTTGATAATTCCTTCAACTTCTACTACTACAATCATTCCGTCTGTTGTTTCGTGTTCTCCAACCGGAGCAGGAACGATACCTTCAGATGTAACTATACCAACTGAATAATCAGGTTCAAATGATTCAGCTTCTAAAACGGTAATACCATCTACTAAAGTCATTTGTTCTAATTTTACCTCAATTGATAAAAGTGTTTTAATTTTGTTTAATGTGTTTTTAAACTCCATTGATTAAATCTTTTATTTTGTTATACAATAATTCATCTTCAGACATTTCTAATTTTTCATTAAAAAATCCTTCGATTGAAAATCCTTTGATCTCACCAGATTTAACTTTATCTTTTATATCCGGATTGTCAATTGATATAGCAACCATCCAAGTATTAATAGGATAATCAAATCCATACATAACACTCTTATCATTTACCATATCCTCTTTAAGCCACGTTTCAACAACTGTTACGCCTTCAACTTTAGACTTGTGTTGTAAGGTCGATTCCGATTGATAACCGTTTTTCATAAATTTATGTGCAGTTTTTTGGATTGTATCACCACTAAAAAATACCTGATATACTTCTCCATCTTCTCCCATTCTGTCTATCTTCATATCCGGAATAAGAACCGCACCTAATAATATATTCTTTTTAGATTCAATTTCTTTAAATTCAATCTTATGTTCTTTTGATAATGCGATCCAATTTTCTTGTATAGCCGGTTGGTTTACTAAACTAATTGCAAACACTCCATCTTGTTCTTCATCCAATACTAATTCAAAAACTTTTTTACTCATAATACTATAACAATAAAACCACGTTTTTGTTTCACACTATTTTTATTTAGACTAATTATAAATAAGCCTTTATACTTTTTATATATATATATTTACTTTTTTTTTAAAAAATTTAATAAAAAGGGTATACCCCCTAAAATGAAATGTCTTTTTTAGGGGGGGGTATAGAATTAACCAATACTTGCACTTTGGATTATATTTCTATCTAAACTTTGTTGTGTTGTAACATCGTTAGCTACTACATAAGCCTTTATAGGTTGTTGTTGTTGGTTACCTATTGTTTGTGCTAATTGATTTGTAGAACTTGCACCTACTACATTAAATGAAGGAGCAGCAGGAGCAGCAGCAGTTCCTCCGCCCCCGCCTCCGCCTCCACCTGAAGCAGAACCGCCACCTCCGCCACCTGCAGTAATAGATTTTGCACCTGATATACCAGCAGCAAGAATAGAAGCAATAGAAGTAGCTGCAGTTAATTTTGTAACTAAATTTGATTTAAATGTACTTCCTGCTGCTATAGCAAAAGCAGGATTAGGAATACCTGGTGGCAAAATAGCTGGGATTGTTGCTAAATTTGCACTTGAAATAGCCAATGCTCTTGATGCACCAATAACAATATCAGCAATAGCTAATCCTTTTTGAACTGCTAAAATACCTAATGCAACTGCTTTATTTTTACCTGCAAATTGTAATAATATATCTAATCCTGTATTTAAAGCATTTCTTTTCGCTTCTTTTACCGCTAAATTTAATGCTATTTCTTTATCTGCTTGTTCTTTTGCATCAGCAAGTATTTTATCGTTTTCTGTTTTATTTATTATTGCTAAATTTCTTTTGTGTTCTTTTTCTATTTCTTCAATAGATAAACCTTTATTTAATAAATCTAATTTT